TACAGTATCTTCTTCTGGTATAAATAATCCTTCTAAATTTTCATTTTCATTTCTTGACATTATGTTCCACTCAGTCCTTCCAATTTCTCTTTGACTTTTTGCACGCAATTCCATTTATCAAAACCAACTACATGTATTTCCCCATTGTCGGCCATTCCATATTCTTTAAATAGATCAGCACAGTCTACTTCTATTGGATCATAACTACCATCCGATAACATCCTATATATATAGACTTTGAATTTCATTACCCCCATATGAGGCCCAACATTTATCTTTTCTCTATTTATCATAGTTTTCCCGTTTCTATATATTTAGCTTTCTTCTCTGTAGTCAAGCTGGCTATTTTTTTTAAGTCCTGCCTGTCTTGTCTTTTATTTAATTTGTCTACTGTACCATCTTTTGCCATTTTCTCTTCTAGTCCGTATCTTCCAAGAGCTTTGGCGTTTTTTTCAGCTAATTGCCCTAGCGTCTTGACCTCTTTATTTATTATAACGGGAGGACCGTCTAAAACAACCGATAATCCATCCAGTTCGCAAAAAGGACACTGTTTTTTCAGAGGCTCTTTTATACTGTGAAATTGTTCAAATTCTTCTTTGCATTCGCAACATCTATAATGATAAGTTGGCATATTATTCCTCTAATAAATATTCATTCGGATCATATTCTCTATATTCTTCCCCACTCCATATTAAGAATGTTCTATAACTTTCTCTATATGCAATTCTTTCCTCTTCTGATAATTTAGATTCATCTAGTAACATTTCATAAAATTGAATAAAATCATCATTGATATATAAGGACTCTTGTTTTATATCTTGAGTTTCTGATTCATAATATACTATGGAGCCAATTAAGGCTCCACAGATTAGTATAACGGGTATGATCTTCTTCACTTTAATCTTTCTAATATTCTACCAATAATTTTATTTCTAACGATGTCGCTAGCTTCTAATTCGCATATGCCCACACCATCTAGATTTTCTAGTCTATGACTAATGTCTTCCAGTCCCCCTCTTATGCTCATAGGAAGGTCTGATTGGTCTGCGTCTCCATTAATCACTGCACGCGAATGTATCCCGATTCTCGTTATAAACATTTTTATTTGCTCAAACGTAGCATTTTGAGCTTCGTCAAGTATCATAAAGCAATCGTGAAAATTTCTTCCTCTCATGTATTCAAGTGGACACATTTCAATAATTTCACCATCCCTAAATTTTTTAACCATATCTCTGCCGAGATAAGCATTCATTTCTTCAATGATAGGTACGAGATAAGGTTGGATTTTTTCATCTTTATTTCCCGGTAAAAATCCCAATCCTCTTCCCGCTTCAACTGTAGGGCGTGTAATAATTATTTTTGAAATTTTTCCATCTAAAAGCCAACTGCAAGCTAGACCAACTGCAACAGACGATTTACCAGATCCTGCTGGTCCGGTACATATAGTAACATCGTTTTCTACCATAGATATGATATAATTTTCTTGGTTAATGCTCTTCGGCTGAAGAACTTTACGATGTGGGTTGGTTACGGCGGTTGTTTTTGCTTTGTTAGCTTCTTTTCTTGTTCTTGATCTTGACATGTTTTTTCTCCCTGTGATTATCTAAAACCATTAACCACTGGATATGTTAAATTCACTTGTAGTATTTTTGTAAGTATATTTGTATATCGAATAACTACTTTGCCCGGCATCACCTCCACTTCTTTCTCGGCTTGTTAAGAAATTATTGTTGCCTAAATCTATCTTTAATTGGTTTTTTATGCCTAATATTATTCCAGTACTGGTTAATTTTTCATATACAGATCTGTAGATATCATTAACATTGCCTGAGCTTGCTATATAAATACCAGACACAACATCTTCTAAAAATTCATTGAAACCATCTTTATCTTCATATGGATATAAGTTTGTAATCGGTATTCCTGTAGTATAAAATTTTCCAGTCGGAAAAATACCTTTGACATACCCGGATTCAATTAATATATTGCCAGTTTTTAACGGTGTGAAACCTCTGTCAATTACTTCAAAAGAACACGAAATATCGAAAGGATATTTAACATATTTATTAGCAACTGTAAGAAATCTACCATATGATGGGACTTCACCATAATCAAAAGATATATTCACTTCCGCAGATAATAATCCATGTCCGCTTGCCATATGGTCTGCTACTTCTTTTGGAACTCCACTAATAAAGAAGTCTTTTCTTCTACTTACGGTTCCACTTCCATCAACATGATTTGGTTTTTGTGATGGTTGTATTGAAGTAGGTGGTATTCCAGAACATTCTAGTGAGTGACCTTGAAAGTTTAGATCTTCTGTAAAAAAATTATCAGTACCAAATTTATAACTTATAGAACTTAGCAATAGGTCTTTTAGTTCTATGCCACTAGGATATGAGTTATATCCATTGCTGTAATCATACATTACAACCCATCCAGAACACGGGGAGATGATTAATCCCCCCGAAGGCAATATTCCAGATGTTGCACTATTAAAAATAACTCCAGTATTAATTACTAATGATGGTACATTGTTAGATAAAAATTTTGTTAAGCTAACTTCTACATTTGGCCTTTTGTAAAAATTATTAGCTGCAAATGGGTTTCCCCAAGTGGGAACTGTAGACACATCAAATGTTTGATTTACAGACAGATTTTGAACACCAGACACTTCTATTGTGTTCAATTTAAAAGTATGTAGATCATATCTAATTAATTTAGGAGCGCTGTCATTCATTGTATTTCACAAGCTCCACCGCTACAAGCAAGTGCCTGTTCTAGTTGAGTATCATCATACTGTTCTTCTACAATAGTATAGTCCACTTCTTTGTACTCCCGTTTTAGTTCAGTCCAAAGTTTAAAGTTATAAATGTCCTTCATGCAATATGTCAATTCTTTAATATCGCCTTCAAAATATTTATTGGCAAACTTCTTGCATCTTTCAACCCAGTCAACCTTGGCTTTGCCTTTAATGGGGCTTCCAAGGCCAGAAATGCTATCGCAAGCTGCCCAAAGATTGTCTTCCCATAAAGTAAGTGCAACTTCAATTAAACCACTTACGAACATCACACCTTCACCATAATGAGAAATCATCTCTGTAGGTAAATACACAGCCGTGAATGGAGCTTGTGGATAATCTTTATCACCAGTAACTGGAAGTAGTGAAATGCCGCAGAAAAATTCTCTATTAGCATAGATAAATTCCTCTACTTCATTCCACTCATCGGGCTTAACATTGATTGTGTTACTGACATTATGAGTTAACCAAGGCTTTGTACAGAGTTCAATATTAGTTCCGGGCAATACCCAGTTCTGTTGAGTTGACTTTACAATCTTAAGCAATTCAATAGCTGTAATCTTATTCTTTGTCTTGCTACCATCTGGGACTTCGATACAGAAGGCGATTACATCATCGGTCCTATTGGCCGACCAAACAGATTCTTCGCACGCTCTGGGGTTGACTTTGTTGAAGTGCTGGTACAACGCTTCCACCTTATTAGCCTGTACGCGACGAATGTAGCGTTTAGCATGATGAGGGTGAATACCACTGGCAGTGCCAAGGATACAACTAGCAGTGCCTTCAGGCTTGACACAGGTGACTCTCGCCGCTTGATTAATTCCAATCTTCTGGGCGATAAGTTTGTTGGTTTCTTTTGCAAGCTCTGCTGCCTTTCGTTGAATATCTGGATTCAAACAGATTTCAGGCTTTTCTAACCAACCTGTCCCAGATACGCCTAGTAATGCTTCTCTAGCAAAAATCTTTTCACTAGTCTCTCCTAAGTATGGAAAACTATTGAATCCAGCTTGGAGAGTGCCAATAATAGTTACAGCTTTAACTGCATCATAAAAGTCTTGCTCTGAATTAACTTTTGCACAATTAACCGTAGAAAGATTACACCCTTGCCATCCACTCTTGCCAGTTTCTACATCTACTGGATACATTCCAATTTCAACGCATGGATTAACAATAAAATCTTCATCATCAGCCCATACGAATCCCGGTTCGCCAAACTGCTTAACTGACTGCATTAGCTCTGCAAATTGTTCAGGAGTTGTTTTACCCCTTAGAAGAAGTGCCGAGTTATTTGAGCGGCCCCGTTGAGGATTATCAGTAAACCAATTGCCAGTTTTAGCTGTAGCCATCTCTTTATCGTCTGGCGAGAAGAGACAAATGGTAGCACTACGGCGCACTCCACCACTAATAACAGCATCGGCAGCGTGCATAACAATATCGTATGCTTCGATTGATTTAAGTCTATAATCTCCTCTATTAACTGCATTGTCTAGCACTTTCTTAATGTTACCAAGAGCTTTCTTTAGTGGTTCTGCCCCCGGAGCTTTTCCACCTCCAGAAATTCTTGTTCCTTTAGCTCTGATCTTGTCGAAATTAAACTGAACTTCTTTTCTGTTGTATTCTGGAAAATCAGTTTCACCTTCAAAATATGAACTGAGCAACACTCCAATCGCATCACTCCAGCCTTCAATTTCATCTGGTACTGTATATTTTACTTTGCCAGATCTTTCTTTTGATAGGTTAGGCAATTTACTAATATGCTTTTTCTGTACTGAAAATCCTACACCACAACCACAAAGAAGCATATACATGCATTCTTGAAAGAATCTAATTCTATCAATGAAAGATACTGTACAATTAAACATACGGGCGTTATGTTTAAAAATAGGATCTCCACCGAATTGCAATGCTCTCTGCGACCCCAACCCCTTCTTCTTGAGCATCATGTCATATGCCCAATCGATATCTGCGTGCAAGTCTTCACTTTTATCTGCATATTGTTTATGCATCATATTCCTAACACGGTCAACACTTTCCTTATATGTTTCTCGTCTTTTCTTATCTGGTAAATATCTTGCATATTTTGCAGAGAACGTATAATCCTGTAAAGCTTTAATCGACATTATTCTTTTGCCCTTTTGTTTTTTAATTTGATGCTTAGATTGCTGAATACACTATATTCAAAATCTACTTCTTTAATTTGTAATCCATTTTCTATTAGGAAATTGATGATCTTAACATCATCTTCGCTCATGGAATAAATCACTCCATGTTTATCTACTATAATTTTTCTGATCCCGTTCTGCCACAGTATTTTTGAACAGACAGAACATGGATATCCAGTTACATAAGCTCGTAAGTTTTTTTCTTTTACGATCATATTAGCTAAGGCGTTTTGTTCCGCATGAATCATATAAGGATATTTATATGGTCGTATCATTGGCAGATTTTCATCTTTGGTATCGGCTGGAAAGCCGTTATATCCTATGCTAACGACATGATTGTCTTCGTTAACAATAACACAGCCCACTTGCGTTTGAGCGTCATGTGAACGCACAGCGGCTAAATGGGCCATTGCCATAAAGTATTGATCCCAGTCGGTTCTCATTTTGTAAGATACTCTTTGTGAATCCAAGAGAGTTGTAAAGTGTTATCTTGAGGCCCATAAGCTACTAATTTATTATAGCCTTCTCTTGCCTCAAAGTATCCAAAATATCCAGAAAGTCTTTTATTTGTTTCGGTCCCCGGAACTGATTGCTGAGTTAGTTTTTGGAGCTTCTCTAAATCTACCGTCTTTAAATTAATCATTATATTGTCCTATATTATTCTTCGATTTTGAATAGTAAGATTGCATCTTTTTTATCCATTTGTCCTACATATTCGATCTGTTCACTAGAAGGATCTTCATCTGCAAACGATAAGAAGTAAAATTCTTTAATCTCGCATTTAATAAGTTCATGAAGCATTTTAATATTGTAGTCGCTTTCTTTAAAAAGCTTGGCTAGTTTACTAGGAAGAGAGAAAGCTAAATATCCCTCTCTCTCATCCAGTAATTGAATGCTTGTACAATAATAAGAAACTTTATTTTGCTTAAAACTAAAGAAGCTCAAAATATCATTTGACCAATCAAATTCTTCTTTAATATCGATATTGCCAATTTTAATACTCATTCTTATCGCTTTCTAAAACTACGGTTATTTTATTGAGTCTGATATCAATGAAGGTCTTGTCGCCAACCTTCCTTACATTGATATTATCCAACACTGCTTTCACTTTGTCAAGGTCTGACTGGGAGAAATTTAGCTGATTCAGCAAAATCTCAACCAACTTATCTTTTAATTCCATTTGAAGCTCCAGCGACAGCAGTCGTCATTCCATTAGACATTGGGATTACTTTTTTTTTAACATCTTCTAAGATTTCATTTCGCTCTACATTGCCATACATTATTTTATCTAGTTTATTTGTATGATCATTTAATATATTTGCATGTACGTTAAAATTTGTCACTAGAATTTCATTTTGCTTTTCTAGTATTTCAGTTGTTCTACTAGAACTATTTTTAAGCTCTGTCACAAGTTCAAAGTGCGCATCGACAATAGGTTCAATTTTTACAAAAACTTTTTTACCAAGTTTATAAACTATAAAACCAGTGATTAACCATAAGCCCACTGGAAATCCAGTTTTATTAATAAACTCGCCTAAATTTGGAAGCATTTCGTGCCATGTCATCATAATTCATCTCCTAAAAATAAAGGGGACTGGGAATCCCAATCCCCCTAAGTTTAATTACTTGCCCGTGATAGGTGAGTAGTTATATTTATTAGATGATGTAGCAGGATTGTAAACGACAAAGTTATTCAAGATATACAATTCGCCCGGAATTGCTCTGGTTGGGATAGATCCAGAAGTGCCAAAATCTGCACCAGCTGTTCCAGTTGGACTGTAACCAGTTCCACTGATCGTAACCCAAGGTTGTCTTGCTTTGATCTTTGTTCCATCTGGATTATAACCAGTGCGACTGAACAAACCTTTGCGGATATTGCTAGTTGCATTGTCATAGTTATCTTTGATGTAGTAAGGGTATTTTGGACCCGATACTGTGTTAGCCATGAATAGTAAGAAAGTCTTGGATACACCAGCAAGAGTTGTTGCAACTCTAGAGATCAACCAAGTGTTTCCTGATCTGCTATTAGAATTGTAAGCGAATGTTCCGGCACTAAGAATTTTAGCAGTGTTGTATGTCTTAGCACCACTTAATTCCTTTGGACCAGTAGTGATTGATGTGTCTGGAGTATTAACATCTTTAACTTGAATTGCTTTTGTAATTGTCGTTGTGGCGGTAGACAACCCGATGATTGTTCCACCTTGGCGCTGTGCGGTATAAGATCCACCAGCAGTATTTCTTAAATATGGATTGGACGATTGATTTGGAACCATTGCAGTTCTCCTGTTTATGTATTAAACTTATTATTTTCCTATTATCCTTGTTTTAGGTTCCTTTTCCTACTCTACTATACACAATTCTCTACATAGATTTATAGCTTTTTTTAATTTTTTTCTTGCAGCTTCTTTTCCATATCCATTTTGCTGGCCTATTTCTTTATTTGTCATGTTATAATAGAATTTTTGAATTAAGACATTATATAATTCCTCATTCTTGTCTTTAACAGACATCAATATATCTCTTGCCTCTTCCTTGCTCTTAAAATCATAAGATAAAGAGTTATGATAGTTATCAATATATTCTACATTTTGAAAATCTTTAGCTTTAGTTTTATACAATCTTCTAGAGTTATTTTGTATACTCCTATATAGGTAAGATGAAAATTTAGCCTTTTTAGTCGAATTAAAATTCTGTATGCATCCCCATAATGTATTCATAATTACTGATTTAATTTCATCTTTTGTGCAAATTCCTTTTAGATTTTCATTGCAAACTTTATGCATAATTTTTTTATAATATTCATTATTAATAGCTTCTTCAAATTTTTTATCGTTTACAGATTGCATTCTCTATTTCCCTTTTCACGCTTGTAAAATTGAACATTTTTCCTACACCAACACAAAATGTATATCTACTCATAATCTTTAATGCTTCTACGCCACTAATGATTTTTATTTTGTCAGAAATTTTATGAGTTAGATCAAAATTAGTATATCCTAACCAGCAATGCCACCTGTCTGAAGGTTTTAATGCGGATTCGCTTGGAACATTTCCGAAAGGAGTATGGATTAATGATGGCCCCATCTCTAGAAGAGAGCCTAATCCTTCATTTATACTTGCATTTAATAACTGTTCGTTATCTTCTGATTCTTCACCTGACATGAAGTCTAATGGTTGAGATTCGAGCAGTTCTATTTCTTTTTCATTCCAGCTTTCCCACATTATTTTTTTCATTAACTTAGCTCCACGTTGGTAGGATCTATTACTAGACTTAGAGGTGATGACAATTCATTAAAAGTTTTAGAAAATGCATTAAACTTTTTTAATCCATTCTCTATATTTTTAGATTGAATTTTTAATTGTTCTGATATTAATTCATTGAATTCTCCAGTTGTAGCTTTATGTAGTAATAATGTGAATTTTTTAATTTCTTCAATTGTGTCTCCCCATGAGACTTCAAATGCGACACTGCCATCGCTATCTAAACAAAAGATAATAAATGACTGAGGTGTAAAGTCCTCAGTCAAATCTTCTTGGATCTCCGTTGATGCATTCGACATAAAAGTTATCCGGTGTTAATTTATAAAAATCAGTTATGTTTACAATTTTTCCGCGTTTTGTAGAATCTTTAAAATATAATATTCTAGCTATATATATTATCTCAATAGTGTCATTAATACGTCTGCATGACATTAATTCTTTTGTTGGCCATTCATAATGTATTTTAATATATTCTTGAAATAATTCTGATAGGCATTGCTTAGGTCCACTATGAAATATAGTCATTCTTTTTTTTAATAGTTTATACTCGTCATCTAACAATATTTTAATATATTCTGGTTCTATTTGAGATACAGATTTATCTTCAAAAATAGGAATAAAAGATATGTCTATTGTATACTCTTTGTCCATATTTTGTTTCTCCATATGAAAATAGGCTTAGTAATATTATACCAAGCCTATGGCAAAATGTCAATCCTAATTTAATAAAATCCAAGCTACTGCTCGCATTTTTTCTGAAAGAGCTACTTGTTCTTCCTTGGTAATAATAGCTTCATTCTCTCCCAGCGTAGACAATATAATCTCATGCATTTTATCTCCAAGAGATTTATATTTATTGCTAAGTCTATTATTAAAAGTAAGTTTAGCAGAGTCTATGTAAAAATTTTCAAAAGAAATGGAATTTACATTTTCATAAGAGGGCAATCTTTTGCCCATCTCATTGTTGAAAATTGCGATTATCTCTCTGTCGAAAACTTCATCCGGTCCCGAAACAATACTTTTAACATCTTTTAATTCTTCGAATAATTTATCTGTAGGCTTTTTTAAGTCTAACATTTTATTATAATCTGTAGATGGAATTACTGGTTTATCAATATTAATTCCTGAGATACTATCCCAAAAGAAACCAATCAATACAAAAGCAATTCCTAAGTATACTCTAGGTTTCATATTATTTGTCCACTTTAATTAACATTGGGAAAATTTCATCTAGTGTTATAACAGCTTCAGATAGATTGTTTTCTTCGCAAGCATCCTTGAATGATTGCCACTTCTGAACAATCTCTACTAAATTATCTTTAGTGTCAACTGGAGCGATAGGAGCTGGAGCTGGAGTGATATTTGGAATATCTATTTCACTAGCCTTCTTCTCTAATTTTTTAAGAAGAGAAGAGAAGTCAAATGATGATAGAATTACAGCAAGTCCAAGACCTAAGAAAATCATTTGGCCTGTACTCATTGGGACACCTCAGTCTTTCTAAGTGAATCACCAACAATCCAGCTCGCACAAAGCAGGACAATGTTTTGAATTTGTTCTGTGCTTAGAGTAGTAACTCCTAAGCTTTCTGTTGCTACAGCTACAACTCCGGCTACTGCGACCCAGAACCTACGAGATTGTAATAATGCTTGAATTTTAGTTTGCATTTTTTGCCTCCTGAACGATTGATTGAAAATTTTCTGATGTTATTTTTTTTGACTCTGCCAATATAAGATCCTGCACTTGTGGTCTTAAATGGGCATACTCTTTTGGAAGTTTATCTTTTACAGCTTTACGTAATAGAATTTTGTCTAGTGGGCCGGGATTTTTAACCCGGTCTTCTAGGCTTCTTCCAAATACGTTGCATTTCATTAGCAGTTGCAACACTCCAATGATGATTGATCCAATAATTATGATTAGACCAAAATCAAAAGAGTAGTTGTTCTCGCCATCCTCTATATTTGAGGCTATTTCTTTAGCCAGATCTTCTGTTGCACTCATGGGTTCACCTGAATATATTGTACTTGGGGTTGTACTTGAGGTTGAGTTGTCTGGATTGGCGGCTCTTCTTTTGGTTTACATTTACACACGCCACCATCTTTTGAACATTGACATTTGAGCTTATTGCCATCTGCCTGAACTATTTCGCCAGTTCCGTTGCACTTACATGCGATTTCGGGGGCTGGAGGAGCTGGCTTTGGCACATTTTCCTTTTTAATATTTTTCTTTTCTGTAGTATCTAAAATACTATTAACTCTCTCAACTTCTTTTTTTAGATCTGATTGAATATCTCTAGATCCGTATACTTGAATTTGTTTATCTGCTACTTTATATTCACTATAAGTATAGCCTATAATTAATCCAAGTCCAAGAACTACTACACTTTTTAAATTCATGCGAAAATCTCCTTGACTCTTGTCCAATCCATCTTGCGTTTAAAGCCATTGAAGTTAGTGTAGGCAAATGTTGCTCCAGCACCAATCATACCCTCAGCAACCTTTTGCCTAACCCAGAAACTTCCATCTGGTTGTTCATACCACTTAGGTCCACTATTCCAAAGACCCCAACTGTTTTGAACTAGGAATAGCATTTCATTAAATCTTTCGTAAGTGTCATCACATGCAATTAATGCCATTGCGTGCGCCCAACTACCTTGAGGTTCAGCTATTCCATTCTTATCTCTCTGAGAAGAGAATCCATAATTAGAGCAAACAGATAAAACATACCCGTTAGCCAATAAGTCTCTAGCTTGTTCTACGCTATTTACAGCTGTTACTGTAGTGATTTTATGCTCTGCACATTCTTTGATAACTGGTTCTGGAATGCCTCTGCCGCCCCAGTTCATTCCTATTTTAGCATTGTACGTGGATAAGTCAATGCCGAGTTTTTCATATTTTTGACGAAGTAAGAATCCACCCGTCACGCTTACAAACCTTGCAGCTTGTGAGCAGTGCATTCCTAGACCGCTAGACCCCCTAGAACCGTAGATTGGTTCAGTAGCACCTCTAGCAACAAAAGACTCTTTCTCTTTGCCATAGAGAATCTCATAAGCTCTAGTGATGTCTACGGCATTGCGTGTTGCGTGACTAACACAATCGCCAGTGGTTTGTGATTCATCTCCTCCAAAGGAAGGAAAGAAATACTGAATTGCTTTGTATGGTAAAGATAAAACACCTTTTCCTGTGCCATATAATAATTGATCACCAGCATCTCCAAATAGTGGATGTGGTAATTCATGCATAAGTTTAGCCATGTCAACTGGATCACATACTGCACCTTGTAATCCGTTATTGTACTGTTCTAAAAGTTCTTCTGGACTATTAAATTCCATTTAAGATCTCCCTTGCCGTATTTTCCCAAGAGAATTTTATAGCAGTTTCAATACCTGCTAAGTTTAGTTCTAGTTCACTATCTTGTTTTAATCTATGAGTTTCTCTCATATGATTTATAATTTGATCTTCCTGCCTTTTGCCAAGTTCAGCCCATTCGCCTTGACCATGAAACCAAATTCCATCTTGAGCCGATACTAATTTATCTGTTTCTACGATATAAGAGTTATTTCTATTCGTGAATTCCGTATGACCAGAGTAATCAGTTGTAATCACATGTTTTCCACATGAAAGAAGTTCTAATAATTCTAGATTCCAGCCTTCAGCCCGAACTGGAAAAACTCCAACATCAACTTGTCTCATAATATTATACACATCTCGGTGATATTTTTGCCTTGGAATAAATCTAATTTTATTAGCAACTGGGGAACTCTTATAATAATTGATCCAATCGCTATTCTTTTCTCCTAAGAAGGGGTTTTCGCACATCATCCATAATTCTACATCGTCTTTTTGAGAGAAAGCCTTTTCAAAGCATGTCTTTATGATATCATGCCCTTTTCTGATTTCCCATTTGCCGCAATTAAAGAAAATTGTAGGCTTTCTTCTTACGTTATTATTTTCATTGAATAAAGATCTATCAACACCCAGAGGTATAACTTTTGGAGTTGTGCCAAGCTCATCTTCAACAATATTTTTAGCCCACTCAGAGCATACTACAAGTTGATGACAAGATTTCATACTCCTTTTTTCTTCTGGAGTGAATTTATTTAATTCGAAGATTGGAAATCCAACCTTCTCTCCTCTCCCCACGGATTCATGTAGACCATTCTGATGCCAAATTTTAAGACATGATTGAGACCATTTCAGGTTTTCATCCTTATTTCTCCAATCAAATTGAGCTAATTCTTCATATAGCTCTGGTTCTGGTTGACCAACTGGAAAGATTGTCAAGTTGTCGCCAAGCTGTTTGGCTAATTGTTTTGCTATATTAAATCCAACTTGACCATATCCAAGACTATTTATAGGGCATTGTAAAAACATTAATAACTCTCCCATAGTTTGATTATATTATCTGGAAAATATAGATCTTTAATAGCATTATTTAAATCTTCAATAGTTTGTCCAGCGAGACCTGTTCCCAATGGAGTTAACAAAAAGACAAGATCGTCATTAACTTGAGCATACTTCATAAGAACTTCCAGTTGAATTCTAATAAAATCCCATCCTATAAAACCAGTCTTTAAGTCTTTAGTTATTATAGCATAAGTTTGTCCCTGACGCCCACTATTTTTCCCATATTCAGCACCCCAAGCCATAGCAGTTTTAGCTGCTCCAGCTCCATGTCTACCTTCAGTATTGCTACCAAATACAAATATTTCATTTTGTAATAAAAATTCTACCATCATTCCTCCTAAATAAAAAACCCCACTATTTCTAGTGGGGCATTACTACTTTGCGTTCTAATTTCTTTTCATTTATGAAGTAGCTAACATAATTTTTCAAAAGAAACTATTTTATCAATAAGAATCGGCTGAGATAACTTCGTTGCCAGCTCGCGTGATCAAAGCTCTGACAATCGCTGCATTTGTTGTATCTTTAACAAACCTTACAGATCCATCTGTCATTGCCATGTTAGCTCCACCGGGATGCCATGAGAAGATCTCATTGTTTGGACCGCAGTCATGAATACCCCAGTCATTAGCACCACAACTTGGCTTGCCAAATCCACCCGTTTTATTGTTGTTGATAACATTTGAAACGCCAGCAGCGTTATCAGGATCGCCCCATCTCCATGACCGTCGAGCGCCTTGAACATAAGGAGCAGGAGCATTCAAGTCAGGAGCGTAATCGGTTGTTGGAGAAGCGTAGTTACCAACACCTTGCATCTTTGGGCTGCGACCAGTGTCTTCGTAAAACATAGCAGTGTTAGATGTGCCATCTGTCGTTGCACCAATCGTTGCTCCACCCTTATTAATATCGACTGTTCCATCCAAAACTTTCGCTGGGTCGATTTGATAAATCTTACTAGAGGAGCATACTGTACATCCATACGCTTTATAAGCAGATGTGCCATAAGCATTGCCAGTCAATGATCCGGGAGCTGGTGGTGGCCCAACATAACCCGCTTGCCACTTTGTAGTGCCATCAGGCATGATCTCAGTATAAGGAGCTGTTGCATAGTCAATACAACCAAATCCAATACTATCACGTCCATTCTGTCGATCACTTTCAAGTGCGTTTGTCGGACACAGGAATGTGTTAATCACTGTTGCGCTTGCAGTTACGTTACCAGAAAAATTATATGGTAGTTGCAAGTTAAGCTGATTATAAACATTACCCTGTTCAATACTCCCAAGGATCATTGTGAATGCACTATGATAATCCTGTGTCTTATAAGTTGTGCTGCCGACTGTTACATTATGCTCTCCAGAGCGTGGAAATGTGCCTTGTGCGTTTTCAAAATTATGAGCCGATAAAGCTAACTGTTTAAGGTTGTTTGTACATTGCGCTCGCCTAGCTGCTTCTCTAGCTGACTGCACTGCTGGCAGCAATAAGCTGATTAATACAGCAATTACGGCTATGACAACTAAAAGTTCGATGAGTGTAAATCCACGACGACTAGCATTTTGTGTTTTGATCATTTTTATTTTTCTCTCAAGTGTTTAAAGAAGAAGGACACCAACGTGATGTCCTTCGTACTCAATTATTATAACCGGCTCCAACCCCATTGTCAAGTTAAGATTTCATGAAGATTGGGCTTTTTTTAACGCTTCAGGATCTGGACGATCAGGATCGCCCGGTTTAGCTGGTTTATAATTTTTACCTTCTCGTTCTTTTTTCTTGCGAATATTTTCCCATAGTCCGGGCTTTTCTGCCTCTGAGTATTCTTGCATTGCATCTGTGTATATGTTTTTTTTCATAAAATAACCTTTCTAAAGTATAGATTTTTTTCATTCTGTTGTTGAGTAATATTATATATTTTAAAATTATTTAATTCTAAAAATAACACGGCTTCATCATATGAGTGATTCTCTCTATATAACTTTACACTTTCTGAGTCTGGAACTTCTATATTTCCATTTTCAACCATTGTAATATATTCCCCAAGCCCCTCTAAAACTTTTAGATCTGAACCTTGAGTATCGCAATGCATATAATCTATTTTTGTTATTGCTATAGGGCAAATATTATCAATAAAATGCTTAAGTGTTATAACTTGCACGTTTATTACTTCCGTAACACTAAAGTCAGATCTTCCCGGCCAAGTTTTATTTAGATCGTCTGAAAATGTGTTTAATGAGCTGCATCCCCAGTCAGCATGTCCAGCTATTTTAAAATCTGCATTTCCAATAAAGTTTGATATAGCATAATTATATAAAAAATATCTATCTCTAATATCTTCTGTCTTATTTTTGATTTCGGTATAAAGTTTTGGGGTTGGCTCGAATGCAAATGTTATGATTTGCGAATTATTTCTAGTTTTTTCAATACTATCATAGCCATTATTTGCGCCTATGTCAAATAGTACATAGTTCATATATAATTCCTTGTAAAATATTGTAAATCTTCTGGAGTTCCAAGACCCCACATTTTTTCTATATTAAAAGTTTTAATCTTTTTACTATCCTGTATAGCTTGGTTAAATACTGGACATACATAAAATTCATTATTGTATCTAATGTTTTTATTTATCATATCTTCCGCGTATTTTACATAATCAGATCCATTTTTCCAATAATATATTCCAACTGTAGCAATATTACTAATTGGATTTTTTTCTGCAACTTCTTTAACAATTCCATTTTCATCAATTTTAGCATAACTCCATTTAGGATGTGTTGATTCAAATGTTAACATTCCTCCGTCTATATTCTGTGACTGCATCGAATATAAGAATTCTCCACTATTCCACTCTACAAATTGATCCGAATTAGCCATTAATAATGGTTGATTGTTATCAATAGCATCTTTTGCAATTAAAGTTGTACAAGCAGCTCCTTCTGTTATTCCGTCTACTTCGTAGATTTTACAATTTGGAGCTATAAGATTTAAGACCGTATCTAGATTATATTTTTCTCTGTGTGATTTTTGAACTATAAAAATATAGTTAGCATCTATATTAAGATTTTCTACCACAGCTTGAATCATCGGCTTTCCATTGACTTCAATTAATGGCTTTGGAAAAGTATAGCCAGCTTTTTCAAATCTACTACCAGCCCCAGCCATTGGTATTAAGATATTCATATTTTTTTGTTGCCATTTCATAATAGAATTTTCCTTTGATATTTTTAGAAATTTATATATATTATCTAAATTAACTTCTTCTATATTATTAACGCCCATTACTATAGCGCCAGAATCGATTGCGGCTTTTCTACCAAGTGGAGAGTCTTCGATAATTAGTGTTTCTTTTGGCGACACTCCAAAATCTATCATTGTCTGCATATATATTTCTGGATGTGGCTTAGGATATTTTATATCTTCATTTGAATAATATCTATCAACATATTCAGATATGCTTAGTTTGTTTATAATTTTTTTTATTGTTGACCTAATAGAATTTGACGCTATTGCTATTTTATAATTTTTTGATAGTTCTTCAAATATATTATCTTTTTTTGCGAATGCATAGTTATCAATTAATTCAAAAGTTTTACACTGTTTAATTTCTAGGATTTTTTTATGTAGATCTTTATTTAATAATCTTTCATTTGTTAAAATATTTAATTTTTTTTGCGTTGATAAGCCATCATATCTTAAAAGGTGTTCATCAAAAGAAATGCAATATTTTTCATCTATTTGAGATAAGGCATAATTTAATGCCATATAGTGTAACTCTTTAGTTTCTACTAAAACTCCATCTAAATCGAATATTATTAATTTTATTTTATTCATAGTGAATTCTTGCATCTAAAACGCATCTATTTATATTTAAATTTTTTAAAGTTATGTAGTTTTGCAGCATCGTTTCTGGATGATATAAACTATTGACACTTGATAAGTTATTAATTAAATCTGAATAGATATCCATTGAATCAGAGTTTCCAAAAGCAAATTGATCATTTAATCCTCCCCAATCCTTGCCGATTGGTATGTTTACTTTACTTAAATCGTATGATTCAATTTCAAGTTCCGATATTATATCTGAATCAAATCTTGATCTGATTACACAGTCAAATGTTATGTTATTTTCTTTTTCGTATTCTTTTTTTAATTCGTTAGATTTAAATATTGAGTAATACATACTTACAGTGCCAATATCATGCCTTGCTTTATTTTTAAAATCTGCGGCATTAAATAAATTTTGTAGCAATATTTGCCTATCAGAAAAATCTTCAATAAGTATTTTTTTAGGATTAAATAAATTGATATTTTCTAGTTCTAAAGTATTGCTTTTACTCCATAATGTTGAATTGAATTCATCTAAATTACTGATATTCCAAGTATGAATAAATATGTATACAAGATGCTTATTTGATAATTTTTCAATATACTCTATTGATTTAGTATTTTTAATTGAGCCAGATAGGCATACGGCAATCATCATATCTCTACAAACTCCTCTGTATATTTATTTACTTTTTCTATCCAATATTCATTGTAATGATTATTATAGTGCCACGATTCATTATCTACATGGACGCCATTTTTAGCTCCAATATTTTGGATTCTAGATATATCAGGATAGATTTCATATCTATTTTTTCTTAGTCTTTTTGCCATATTGACATCCCATCCACCGTACTGATATCCAAAATCCCAATCTTTTTTAATTGAATTCCATCGATCAATCCAAGTTGCCCATCCCCATGGAGTAAAATGCGGTCTACGTGATACTGCTAATATACTATCAGTTGGTAAATTTGAGCAATTTTCCATAGGATTATTTGAATTAACGTATGCAGAGATATTAAATATATCTTGATCTTCTTTATATTTTTTATTTGCCCACTCAAAATATTTTAAGCAATCTTTTCCCGGAATAGTATCATCTTCTAGATGTATGTGAAATGTTGGATTTAAATTGAATCCTCTTGATATGCATTGAAAAATATTACTTTGACATCCATATTTAGATTCATTAACGTATACTTCCGTTTGATCTTTTCTAAAATTTTGAGCTAAATCTATAACTGTACTATCTTCTGGTTCTATGCAGATTATTATCTTATACTCATCTATTCCAAAACACTTGTCTAGGCTATCAAATAATATTTTAGTATATTCTAGCCTATTATATAGCGATATCGATATACTTTTCAAGATACGCCTCTCTTGTAAAATTTGTAAATTTTTCATGAAATCCAAAAGATTCTTCTAAAGTTTCTCTGGCTATTCGCTCTGTGGAAAATCTAGCGGCTAGCTCTACTGGAGCGTATTTTATCCCCTGTTCTAACATTTCTTTGTATAGAGTAACACATGATATATAATCATCATTTACTGAAATATTGCCTCTCTCTATAATTTTATTTGTTTGCATATCTATATCTTTACATAATATTTTGCATATGGATATAAATTTTTTCGACTTAAGATTAAATCCCCCATTACCAACTCTATTTACATATCCCCAATGCTCAGGCCAAGGCGCTCCTATGTAATCATATTCTAGGAACTCATCAGTCCATAGTTTCGGCCTTACAATAAAACCGTCATGCTGTACGGTTAAGCAGTAATCAGTATCAATATAGTCATCTAATTTTTTAAGGCAAAATTCTGAATATTGTGCGATATTTTTAATATCTCCAATATCTATGATATCAATACGTTTGTCGTATTTTTTATAATTTTTTGATGCAGATTTAGAATCTGTAAAAAATTTATATCTTGCAAAATCAAAAAACTGCATACATTTTATCATCGAAAGAATTGCTTCTTCTGGTTGTACGGTATCTATGCAAATTAAAGTTGTATTGTTTAAATTTTTCATGCTATTATAGATCTTTGAGAAGGATTTAAATATACTTTGTTATAACCATGTTTTAACATCGAATGATGGAATTCTGCATGTTCTACAGTCAAAGATCCTCCGATCTCAACGGGGTGCTTATAGTCGTATTTTCCTGATAAATATGCCGACATTTTATAGATCGCAAGACCTCCAAATACACTTAAGCATTTAATTGGAGTTGCTCCTATAGGTGGTTTCCAATACCAAAACCATTCTAAGTCATTCTGGTCTATATCATTAGTAGCCCATTCTTCATACCATGTATGAAATTTAAAAGCCCATCTATCATAGTGTATCCACCCATCTTTACTGCCCGCATTTGGCGAATAAAATAAGGATACACTGCCCATTACATCAAAATCTTCATAAGATAAAGAAGTTAATATGCCATCTATAGACCATCCAGTTATATCAAAATCTATAACAATTACATAATCAAAATCTCTATAATGTGATCGTACATATTCTTGTAAATATGTTCGATACTTTGCCAATCTTTTAATTCTATCTATACTTATTCCATCCTCATCGCTTTCGCTATCATCAATGCCGATGTTTTTTATATTTTCGTCATCAATATATTTGTTAATGATATTTTTTGTATCGTCTGTTGAATTATTTTCAAACATAACAGTCTTGCAGTTTTTAAAATATTTACTAAGTCTTTTAATTAAATGTAAATTTCTATCTATTTTATCTGCACAGTTTCTTGCAAGACCGCAAACCACAACTTTCTTATTTTTCCATTTTTCTTTGCCAATTTCAATATTTTTTAAATGTTGATTTAGCAAATCTTTAGGCACTTCGTGTATTTTATTTATGTTATTCATATTACCTTATATTATTCTAGAATATTTTTCTATATTATCTAAGACTGAAACGGGAAAAGATTTATCTATAATAACTTTTTCTAGCCTGATATCTGATCTACCCAATGGATCTTCACACTTTAATATTCTGTTATATATATTTTTACGGACATCTTCAGTGTTGAATTCGCTATGAGCAAAAGATATAATTTTTTCCATTGCTATATTTTCTCCACCCATATATGAAAAATGCCAGCTACCTGTATCTTTGTATATAGTAAAATTATTTCTATAATCCCTATAGAATTGAAAATCTTGCTGCTCTTTGAATGTTTTACCGTCAACAAGCACGGTTCCACCCCAATTTGAACATCCGCTCGGCTCAACTACCTTATGCGTTAATTTTCCATAAAATAGCTGAGATCCTATAGTTAATGGAAATGAGTAAGAATTTATATTTAAAAATAAATTTTTTAGAAAATTGCTATTTGGTATTTCATCTAAGTCCGATATCATAATGACATCTTTATCATTTACTTCAGATGTTTTTATCCCATTGATTAAAAATCTTCTTTGGTCATTTTCAACTGTCCATGGATTATTTACTATTTGATTGTTATTATTATTGTGTATAACATATCTAATTTTATCTGCATATTTTTTATATCTATCTGAATTATTTAGATAGTTTAAAGATTTTGATTTGCCAGTGTGAGTGATTGTAGACTCGCATATAACAAAGTAATCTACAGTATTATATAGTTCTTCTAATCTTATTTCTAGCAAATCTAATTCATTGAAAAATGTAAAGCAGTCATAAATCATATTATTCTGTAACTTTCAATATCATTAATCCATTATTTTCTCTGGTATAATAATCTACATACCATTTTTTATTTCTAGATAAAAATTCTAATATTGCTGGAACTAATCCTCCTTTATTACCACTGCTTTCATCTACATATCCAAATGTTTCTACATCATGAAAAGCTATGGTTCTTGGTGGATTAGCATTATTTTCGACATGTATTCTTAATTCATTTGACAATTGCTTATAATCATGCAAAGTATCTATGAAAAGCATATCGCACTCAACTGGATCGATATTTAATACATTATTTATATTAAGTTTAAATCTATCAGATAAGCCTTCTCTATTTGCAACATCAATAACATGGTTCATATCCTGATTGAACTCTATATCATAAGATTCAATCTTGCCATCTAAGTTATCAACCAAAGAAGTCAATAGAGCGATTGTTGAGACTCCTGTCCTTACTCCAAACTCACATATTCTATTGTGTTCTCTACCTTCATTATATAATTTTTCTAGATGCTGATTGATATCAGATGGCAGTTTTTTTAGTATTTCAAATTCTTCTTTTATATTCATTTTAAAATTCTCTATTAAGTAAGATCCGATACATTAGTTTTAGACCACATTTTACAGCTCCAATAATTTGCTTTCCATTTTGGGCCGGGGTTATCGCAATTGTGTCTAGCTCGATAAGATTTTTGTCGGGCGGGATCATCTCTTTTTATTTCCATATTTGGATCGCCAAAATTTACCTTAACAACATTGCCTTTATCGTTCTTAACATAGACTGAAAACTTCTTTGGTCCATCTGCTGTACGAAAAGGCTTATTCAAAGTGACTTTTTTATCTTCTGCTTCCAAAGTCTTTTCTCTATCATCTTCATAAAAAATTCCAGTAGCGAGTGATATATCGTATGTAAACTCGTCCCACTCATCATCCCATGAAGCCATAGAAAATTGATAATAGAGGTCAGCGCCCTCCATAGCACTTCCTCTAGATTCCTGTAAGCAGACAGCTACTCTTTGTTGAGTATCGGTATAATCCTTTTTCATTGCTGGATTACTCATGCATCTTGCAACAAATTTTTTAGAGTCTTCGTCTTTTCTTTTTTTTGGTACTGGCATTAGTCAGATTCCTCCATTGAGTCTTCTTCTGGGCTTTCTTCGTAATACATTACATAATCATGAACCGCTTTTATGTAGTCTTCAATAATTGTAATTTTTGATTGAATCCACCCTTCTGATAAAGAAGTTTGATTGGTTTCATTCAGCCCCATCATTAATGCATTGGCATGTTTAACAATTGATTTAATTGAAGCCTTAGTCATTTCTATATTTTCTTGAATAGTTTCTTCTGGGGAATCTGATGCCTTATTCTTCTTCCAAGCTGCCTCAATTTCCTTGATAACATTCTTGTTTGTGCCAAGTCCAGTGTCGCTAATTGGAGGTGTTTTCATTTGCTTCCCTTTATTTTTTTTAGAATATGTTAATGCATCTGGTTCGTCAGGTGTATCTGCTGGTTCTGGTATTTGATCTATTTTTTCATCTAGCCTTTTAGCGTCTTTGGCTAAAGCTTGTTCGACTTCATTAAGTAAGTTTGGAACTACATCTGATAAATTGTATTTTTTCATTTTTACCTAGCTATATCAATTAAAAGTTAAGAAGTATTGTGCGCTATGAACAAGAGATAACATCTCGTCGCGAATATTCAATAGGTCTGTATCATTAGGATCTAATTCTGTGCTTAATGTTAGAAGGAAACTTTCAAAATTCGAAATCGTTTCGTTGACATTTGCAGTGTTATACGTAATTACAGATCCTGCACTAGTTGGCATATTCCTTCCATATTTACCCATATAAGCTTCCATAAACGTATCTGATAGATCATGAATTCCATCGTAAAGCTCGCCCAGCGTTTTGTGTTGTGAATATGAAGTTGTCAACCAATGAAAAATATGAATCTGCATAACGAAACCTAGAAGTGTGCTGGCGTATTGCATAAAATCTCCTGTTAATTTTAAAATTGTCTGATAGATTATTATATCCTGTATGCGTCAATAAGAAAACTTTCTACTGTGATATATTTTTTATTTTTAAACATCTTATCGACCTTTTCTTTCGCGGCTGTTTTTTTCATACCTAAAGATATCAAGCACTCTATTGCATCCGGTCTGATATCTATTTCATCTACTATTAATGGCTTTTCTTTTCTGACTACTTTCTGAGGATCTTTTCTAGATGGAAAATCAAGATGCTCAATAGGATTTCTTTTTTTCTGCTTCTGCTTTTTTTCTACATATATTATTTTAGTTTCTTGCGGAGGAGTACCAATAAAAATAGGGATTAGCATGGGCAAGAAGAGACATAATCCAATAAAGATTAAACTTCCATTCTCGTTCATACTAATCCCCTATTCTATCACTCATGTCGAGTGAATACAGCTTGTTAAGGAGTGATACTTACTTTGTTGCTATATCCATTTTATTTGCAAAATCTGCCGTTAGAATCACGCTTGTTATGATAAGGACACTCGTCATCAGAGCAATTGTCTAGCTCTTCGCGAAGTTGCTCGCACTCATCGGGTTCGTCACAATCGCAGTTTGGAAATCCACAATCGTCGTCATCCTCATCTTCGTCCTCATCATTATTATACTGCGAAGAATAGTCGTTGGCAAGAGGTTTTTCAAATTCTCCCACAACTTTATACTTCGCCGTTCGCAGCTTTTGATTCTGGCAGTCGTGAGGAACGCTCACAACGTCCGATGGGTCAACTTCGACAATCATCAGGCGATTAGACCCGCGATTAAACTCTGTAGCGTAGGCCAGTGTGCCAACGTGGAAACCATAGCTACAACCCAGATCAGGATCATCACACACATCATTCCGGGCCATTGTATGCTCACTGCCAACAGTGTTGGAGAACTTTCCGCTATACCAATCCTTGTAATTTTCTTGTACTGATTTATAAGCCAAGAAATTACCACTTGGAGTTAGTGGCATTTGGCCATGCTCAAGGAACTTATAAAGCTCTTGCACTGCTCTGCGAGAAGGATTTGCCATTACCTTGCTTACAAAGTTTAGAAGAGGCTTAACTGGAAGTTTTGCTTTCATAAACTCCATAATCTTTTGAGTGGCATAGTTGTCAATATAATTGCCATTATACTTAACACCAATATCATCAACTTCAACCCCAGAAGCGGAAGCATATACTTCAACAGCTTTCTTAACACTAAGAAGTTCTTCAAGACCCTCATAGTCTTCAGCGTCTAGCTTATCTAAGACCACTTGCCAATTTAGATGAGTTGCGTCAATATTATATACTTTAGCAGTATCCAAGAAGCTAACTGTCAGGGAGTTCTCTGTTCCGATAAATGCGATGTTACTCATACTTCACCATCCTTTTGAATTGTTGTAGAAACCAGATCAACGTATTGGGCCACTTGTTTAATTATACCGTCAAAATCCCTGTTGTCAATCAAAACTTTCAACAGGGGGTATTTTTCCTTGATTTTATTCTGGGCCTCGTAGTGCTTGATATCCAAGTCACCAATTGCCTTTTGGATTTCTTGATATAGCGAATGATTATGACGACGAATGATATTTGTAATCGCTTCGTAATATCCTATTTTTCTACTATCTAATTGACAATCATTATATTCAAGTACATAGTCATCAATGATAGATGCAACGTCAGTTAATGTATGAATATCTTGAAGAGCTTTCCACGTATTATCACTACGCATATTATCTTTTGATAACATACGAATGATCTCATCCTTGTTAGCTTGGACTTCATCAACAAGATAATCTAGAAAATTTACAAAGTTACGCTCGCCCACTTTCAAGCTATTGAATTGATTGTCAGTAAAAATATACACTGTCTTATCTCCAATTACATCTCTGTTATTAATACTTGAAGTGTCTAAGCCATAATATTCGCCATCTTTAAGATAGTATCCATCTTTAGTATCTTTGTCTAGCTTGATACCTTTTCTATCTGCACCATTGATTGTATAGGTCATAGCAGTGCAGTTATTACCAGTGCTTGCTCTGCTTGGACTTGCATTTTTATTGTATGTCAACTGAGATGAGTAAAGCAAATCTGATTCTTGGAAACCGTATCCAGCTTTAAGCACGTTTTTATCTGCAAGATCAACGATAAAAACACTTGCATAGTGTACGCCACACATGACATGATTTTTAATCAACTCTTTTATTTTTGCATTTAAGTTAACCCCTTTGTCCTTAATTACAATAATAGCATTTTCGTGAATCCTTGCAGATCCTTTGTCTCCCACTCTGAGAATCTCAACTTTATCTCTCCATTTGTCATATCGACAAAAGGATATATCTTTAGAGAAGCTATCTTGAAATAATTGTGCATAGTAATAAGAATCGTCGTGTGAGGTTTGGTACTCATTGTCTACGATATCTTTTATTAGTTTTCTTGATACTCCACTATTATTGATTAGGTCAAAGACAGTCTTAAACTTTTCAAACTCAGTCTTATCGTCAGACTTGATCACATCTTGACATGATTGTCTAATATCTTTTAGAAATTCATTCTTGACTTCCTCGATAAAACTATTAGTCTTAGCTCTGTATTCAAGCGATTCGCGAGAAGGGGTAATGTCAACATCACCTATGTTAGCATTAATCACAACAGTTTTATTAATGAACAAGCCTTTTAGCGTTTCACTATCACAAGGGTAGATGACTTGGCCCATACGAACAAAAATATTGGCGTTGTAATCATTAGTATGTTCATACTTATCAAATCCATCGCCCTTGCCAAGTAAAACGAACCTCTCGCCCTTTCTTCCACTCATGAAGTTTTTGATATTGCCAGACTGGTCATTGCACTTTGGCTTTAGGTCAAACCAACTTAAAACTCTGTCTGCGGCTTTTCTAAAATTAGAGTTGTCATTAGACTTGACAGAAAAGCTAACCTTTACACCCTTGTCTTCAGTAGGACTATTAGCAATAAGGGAAACAGAAGGTTCGCCGTTTTCATTTTCAAAACACAGGTAGATATACTTGTGTCCATTGTAGTTATTCTCTACAGTGAATTGCTTTGTATATGCGAAGGGGCTTTTTGAACCAAGGCCGAAACACCCGACTTGAGTGTCAGAGGTTGTCTTGGTAGAATAGAAGTACGTAGTGTAAATCTTTTCGAATTCTTCGGGGTCGATACCGTTACCATAATCACGCACAGAGAACGATTGGTCGATGAAGTCTGGAAGGTGGACTTCGATTGGAACATCGCTAATACCGGCATTTACGTGGGCATCTGAGGCGTTTGTGCAGAGTTCTCGCACGATAGCCTGATATTGATCGCTATACAACTTAGATGAGAGAATGTTGAAAGCCTTGGAGCTGGTCTCGATCTTGAATGTTGATTCTTGAAAACCACTTGAGCGAACAACTTTTCTTTTTTCATCTGCAATAATCATCTCTGTCTCCTTGTTAAGTCCAATCTGACGTTTCTTGTACTACTATTCTAACATGAGAATCGGCCCTGTCAAGGGTCTCTTCGCCTTTTTCTCATTTTATCAATTCTTTTTATCACTGGATCGTCGTTGAAATAGATATCGTCGTCGCTATCGGCAAATCCGGTTTCATTTACAATCCAGACTGCACCCTTGGCATCAATCCTTAATCTCAGCCAAACTTTTAAACAAGCGTCAAGCTCATTCTTTGCATCTACAATCTCTTGATAATCTTTAATGAGATTGAGTGGATTAACTGCTCCCTCAACAAGCGGTAGCTTTTCAGTTACTCTGACGTAGTATTTGGGCATGGTTTATCTTTCCTATTTTCTATGTTGTATTCATAATTTTCATTATCTTCTAATATCCATTTCCAATTACCTTCAGCTGTCCATATTTTAGTATGTATTTTTCTAGGTATTTGAGCATTTGGTTTTGTGCAAAACGATGGATCGTGTATTTTAATTCTATTATTTGGTTGTATCGCAAAATTCCCATTGTCAAGCTGTATAAAATGTCCACATTTATGTTGGCCCGGAGCTTCACTAAAACCCATGGCCGCTACATTGCTTTCTTCATTTGCCCAATCTATTGTAAACATATATCTTCCAAAATATTCAATTCCCTTTCTACTGACATATTTAATTCTTTTATTCTTTAAGACTTCAAATATTGTAATAGATGGATAATAACTAAAGCAATCCCATAGTTCTATCTCTTCTAGGAATTCTTGTTCATTAGATCCTATAATTGGGGTTCCTTCTTCATGGCAAAACGCAGATACTGGTAATCTCCAAAAGACTCCACCATCTTCTAGTATTGAATGAAAGAGAGGAACTCTTCCTGTTATGCTAGAGAATCCAAAAAGCAAACATGGATAATATGTTCCATGTCCACCTTCAAGATTTTGTAAGAATTCACCTCTAACATAGCATTCTATTGGAGGTATGTTGCAGTTAAGGTATGACATTTATAATCCAAAAGCCTCAATAGTATATTTAAATGGATCGCCCGGAATTTCTTTTACAAGCCTCAACATCTCTGCTGCAATCTCGCGAATTTCAAGTTGTGCATGTTCTGAGTTGCGAAGTCTTTGGAAGTTAACAAAACTACGAAAGTTAAACATTACGTCAGCTTGAATTTGAGAGTTATAAGTCTTGAAGAATCGAGCTGATTCTTTAGCTCGCTTACGTCCAAGAGTAGCGGTCAAATCTTTTAACGCTCGATGATATAATTCATTTCCAACTTTTGTATAATCTTCCAATATATTAGACCAAGCGTCACCTTTTAAAGCAGAGAAATGCCCATACCAATTCTCAATATCTAAATCTTCTTCAAGTTTAACATTTTGCCAATCCTCTGGAATATAGAATTTATCTTCTTTAAGTTCTTTATATCTAGCACTTTCAGCATTTACGCTTACGCCAATTCTATGCTTAATTTTATGGATGTGTGATGCTATATCGCTATTAACTAAAAAATGCAAGGACGATTTTTCAAATGGAGTGTGATGACCTTCCGATGCGAGCATCTTTAAGAGCTTGGGGATGCGAGCTTTTTTATCTTCCGTTAAATCTCTGCTTGTGCTAGTCCAAGCGGAACACGCATGAATTTGATCATTACCGTAATATCCAAGCAGTTCTACTTCATTTTTATGATTGTTCATTTCTATTCCTTATATAATATTCTTTGTTTACGTTATCAAATCCAATTATTCCACTTTTAACAAGTTCGTATGAAACTTTTTCAAGATTATTATGCAAATTTCTATGGTCTTCTATGCTACTACAAATAATTAAATTTTCAATACTGTTATTCAATTTATCCCCATCTATATGATGAATTGACTCTCCTCCTCCACCTCTTTGCGTTTTTAATTCCCTACCGAGGAATTCTTCCATTATTAAAACATGTTCTCTTTTGTATTTTTGACGACCCGATGCGTGGAATTCATTTTCGCATTTTATCATTTTATATCCATCAGAAGATATATATTCTCCACCATTCCATCTACTGCTATTTTCTCTTGAAAACTGAGGTTTTTTGATTCCCTTTTGAGCAATTTTTGAATGGCAGTTAAGACAATAGTTACTTTTTCGCCTTTTATATGAATGATAATCCACTTCTTTTGTTATTCCGCATCCTTCGCACGTAGAATTTATTTTCTTTCTTATCTGTGGCACTGCACTTGCACATGCTTTACAATTAAATCTTTTCCCATCCTTTTGGTGTTTGTCATTATGGAAGTCATCTATATTTTTTTGAATTCCACATTTAGTACAAGTCTTCATGATTTTGCTTCTCCTGTGCATTAAAGGTTAAATGTATACCTATTATAATATACACAGGAATTTAAAAAAAGCTATTAAAGCTCTACTTTATTACTCATATATGTTCCCCGTTACTTCAATTGACTCATGAATTATATAATCTCTCAGGCAATAATCGCCAAAGATAAACATTGCGTACTCATCTAGATATTTTACTTCTTGATTTTCAAACGATAAAATTTCTGCGAAGGTATTTACTTTAAATGATACCAGATCGCCCTCGTGTATTTCTACTTCATTGCAATCTTTCATTCCTGTGTATTGCTGTATAACTATATCATCCATCTGACAATACTTATTGGTATGTTCAGAATCTTCTCTATCGTAAAGGTAGACTGTGCAGCCTTGGCCAAAGTCTTTTAATGAAAGTATAGGATCTTCTTCAGCCCAAGGGTCTAGCCATCTCAATTCATTTTTATGCCAAATTCTAAATTTAAGCTGTCTCATTAAATACATTCCCCGTTACTTTAACTGCGTGTTTAACTATATGATCTAGCATACAGAACTCATCTTTTCCAAATACGTAGACGCCGTTAACTTCGCAGTATTTAACTTCTTGTTGTTTATAGCTCTCAAATTCGCCTTTATTAGATGATATGCATACGTCAAAGTCAACTAGATCACCCTCATATATTTCTACGCCATCGCAGTCTTTCATTCCTGTGGATTGCTGGATAAAAGGATGATCCCAAACATCAAAAGGCACTTGCCAGACGCAATCACCATAGTTCTCTAATATATTCCCATCAAGTCCAATATGAAAAAAGAATTTTTTAGCATCATATATGATATATTTATTATCTTGTCGATCTGTATAACAGATTCTAAATTTAAGTTGTCTCATCGGAATCTATCCTCCAAATTTTTCCATGTTCATCTGTACAAATTATATCCAACGAAAAGCACATTCTACAAAAAGGAGTCTGCTTACGCTCAAACAGCTCCTTTGATAGCTTATTCTCTCTGCCGCAATTATTACACTTGTAATTGAGATCTCTGCTTTTCATTATGGATCACAATAATCTATATTAAACTCCTTCAAGTACAGGACACACATTTTCGCAAGTCTTCTGCCATTTTTATTTGGTTCAAATCTAGCAATGACTGGATGCCCCTTGCCAAGAAGATGTGGGTCAAGCTGTTTAGATCCAATTTTTTTATCTGTTTTTAGTATCATTAATTTTCTACCATTAAAAGTAGTGCAACCTGTATACTCAGCCTCAACTATACTATATCTTCCAATAATTTCCTGACTAATCACACGATATCTCGATGGGTCTGGATTTGGAGGCTGGATAGCTACATTCGACGATTTTTCGCTACGGCTAAAGAAATTTAATCCCATTATTTACTCCTTAGCATTTCATATATAGCCCAGTCTTTTCCTTTGAGTTCAACATCGTGATACACATTTCTACCATATGAATTAGGTAATGTGGTAGCGAAGTCAGCATGGTTACGAGTATTGCCAATACCTTCTGAGTAATGGAATAATGGAGTCGTAGGCCACGTTGAATAAGCTAGTTCGAACGCTTCTTGTTCTGACAAGTCTCCGGGCAACATTTTATGATGCAGATTGTCAAATGTAACAGGAATACCATGACGCACGTGGAAAATATCATGGAGTCTTTTAACTGACCAAACACCTTTAGCATTGTCATTGTTCTCCAGTACTAGACGACTGCGTACAGACTTAGAAAGTCTGGCAAAGTTAGACATAAAACGTGATGAAATTTCTTCTGGATCGCCATCTTGACGGCAATGAATATTAAGTGGTGAACGGTAATCGCATGGCAGTTGCAGTAGATCGAATATCATAGCGTGCATCTCAAGATCAAGTATGCTGTTATCTATAACCCTGTCTTCTTTGCTAGTCAACGAGATGTACTCTGATGGGTGAGCAGAGATCCGAATGTCGTTGCTTGCAATAGTATTGGCTGTAGCGTCAATTTCATCGGCAATAGCATTAAAATTGGGCAATTGGTCAAGAGTCATGCGGATATCTGGATGATTAAGCAGTGGCGTAATGCTTGAAGATAAGCGATAACCTTTTATACCTGTTGCAATACAGTGCTTAATAGTCTCATGCGTAACTTTGAAATTGTTTAAGATACGATTGCATAGTGTATCCATAGCTTGAATATGAGGCAACGCAGAAAATCTTGCGTATGTCATGGTCTGGAATTTAATGCCACGCTCGGCCAGTTCGTTTGAAATACAACACAGTGCGAGTTTCAAGATCAATCTCCTTAGTAGTGGTTGGTTACACTATTATTATACCATCGCCGGGCTAAGTGTCAACACAAAAAATCCCGCTTTCGCGGGATTCTCTCAATGATTATTTTCAATTTCTCTGTACTCTTCTTTGATGTCGTTCATCAGGTCGTTAATCTTAGAACTGACCGAAGCTGCGAGTGGAAGTTTATCGGTATAACTCTTGACTTCGCCCAAGAGATCAATCCTCTTCTTATATCTGAGGAGATATTTATCTTTCCAAAGTTCAAGTTCCTCTTGGAGTTTGTTGTCTAACTCGTCGCCATTCTCAACTAAAAAGATAACATGCAGTACCATATCTCTATACTTCTTAGAGATTAAACATTTGAATATAAACTTAAGAATTTTTAATATTGCCATGTGCGTTCACCTTCTTGTCTTTATAGATTTGTGTGTCGATTAGTACGTTTGGATTGTACGAAGACCAATTAAATAAGTGGCCGAATATAAAGTGACATTTATTATGTTCGCATAAAGTAATTAGATTTGAGCGAACTAATTCTTTAGACGGGTCTACGTGGAATGGAACTATATGATGAACGCTAAGATCCTCTTTAGTTCCACATACTTGACAGGTTGATTGTTCTTTTAGGTGTTGATTGCGAACTTTATTCCACTGAGGAGATCTTTGTTCAGCGTTTGCACCAAAAAGTCCTAAGTGGTCGTCGATTGATTTAGAAAACTGTAATGCACTATCGCATAACTTTCTAAAACTCTCATCTGATAAATATCTCAGTACGAACTGAATAAGTTTAATCATCAATATCTCCATCTAATAGGAATTTAACGAACAAGCCTACTAGTAATATACACACTATAGACCACCCAAGCATTTCAACTGCTAATCGAAAACAATCAAACATCACTTAATCCTTTTTAAACAATATATGTAAGATAAGGTTAATGCTATCGCACATCCAAAATATCCTGTCATTCTGTATTCTTGATCTAGTGCATTTACAATTAGGAGAGAATTGACCACTAGATATTCGAATGTTAAAATAGCTTTATTGCTCATACATTTACCTTTAATAGTTTGTGAGGTTGTCTGTTAACTACGTCTACCTTTTTGGATTCGCCCATATAAACGAAACGTCTTCCACCGAAGTCTAGCTTCCTACCTCTGGGGCTATATTCGTAAGCGTAGAAACCATCTTTATTCATTTCATCGACCTTGTAATACCCGTAACTGCCTTGGAAGATTTTGCCATTGGGCGAATCAAAGTATGGGCCATGTCCTTGGATAGATCTGACGATATCACCCTTTTGTAATTCTTGCCAATCCTCAACTTCAAGATGGTGTTTTTTAGGATCAGAGACTTTAGGTTTTCTACCTTTATTCGCTTCAAGTTTTCTAACAGCTTGTAAGATTGCGGAAACATTACAATCCATATTTCACTCCTGTAGAGTTCAAGATTCCAAATTGAAAAAGCTATGACCAATGCCATAGCTCTATTATACAACGTGTAATTCATTTTGTCAAGTTCCTTTGGAACATTTTAGTAAGCATTTGCGGTACAGCCAGTTGCACATCTCGCAACTCCAATAGCAGTTCTCGCTCCTAAAAGAATTGCATTATGGGCGGCACTTTGAGTCCACATGTAAAATGAACTCACAAAATCCGTTGTTCCTGCCCAAATTTGCGAACCCATCATACTATGAGCAGTGTGGATTCCATTGTTAGTAGAGGCAAGATTCGCTGCGTCTTGTGACCATCCAATAGCCCCAAGTCCATGATTCGCCCTGTGTTGATTTACCAGTGCTAAGAATTGTCCCTCGGCACTTTCGACTGTTTGATTCGGTGTTAAAATTCTATATTGTCCAGCAAGCTCACCATTTAAAATTTTCTTACCCTGTACGTTTCCATATTCAACGGTATAAATATTTTCAAGTTCTCCAAGTGTTTCGCCCGGAGCAGCAACTTGAGCAATAATCATACCGACTGCGAACATAATTCCATTCACCATTTTATTTTCTCCATTAAAAGGGATCTGTTCTATACTCTAACCCCATAGAACGTCTATTATATTTTAAAGAACGATATTTTTCAATATCAAGTTCTCTAAAAGGAATTTCTCTCATATCTCGTAATCCTGCACCACATGTGTACCAGTACATTACATCTTTGAGAAACAAGAATTGACCTTTGCGTAATGCGGCTTTTCCTAATCTTTTTAACGCTCTCTTATTCAGATTAGTCTGTGTTATAAAGTTAAGTTGACTAAATGATCCAATTATTCCATAAGGAGTTAATTGCTCATCTAAACATTTTCTAACTATATAAACAGCCTCTCTCTCCTGCTCAGAGACATTTAAATTTTTAGATTCGTAATAAAGAAACTTATCTCTATCACGCTGACAATTCTTTTTCACAAATTTTAGGTATTTAGCAAATCGCACCTTACACCTCTAGTTTTACATAGCTTAGTTCATTAATGCATCTGAATTGAGTTCCATTGATTTCATCGTACCAGTCATTATGATAGTGACCAAAATACCACTGTTTAGGTTGATGATATTGGAACATCATTTCTAGTAATTCACTTGTCTTTGTAGTGAATCTGTCTGGATTGTATCCAAACATTCCAAGAATTTTATTATCTCCCACATGTTTTGAAATACTTCTGGGGCATTCGTGAGTAATCATAACATCTGGCTTCATTTTCTGGTATAGCCATAAAGCCATTTCCATTTCTTCAATAGAAAGTTCTTCGTTGTCCCAATAGGTTTTAGCTCCACCCATTAGAAAACTCTTTTGTCTTTGTTTCCAATCAATCGAGAATCCACCTCTGACAAAAAAGAAGTCAAGTCCACCATGAGTTGCAGTGCCAAAATCTTTACTTCCACTTCTTGTGGCTGTAGTTTTTATAACATAAGGCGAAGCATAGTACTTGTCATAGTTGTCATGATTTCCACCAATGAATTTATGGTTATCTTGATTGATAGCTCTCAGTTCAGAATAGTCAAACCCCATATCTCCAACTTGGATAGAATAATCGCACCCTTTAGTGAGTGCGATATACTCTTGAAATTTACCATGAACATCGCCGATAATTCTGAGTTCCATCTATTCTCCTTGGATTAAGATGTAGTATTTACATACTCGTCCTTGAAATAACGTCCAGCCCTGATAGCCATTCTCCGCAAGGCGTTCTCAACTAACTTTTCTTTTCGCGATGGGATGAATGGAAGTATTCCAAGCTCCGCTCGACCAATTGCAATCTTCTTAGCAAGTTTACGGTCAAATTCATCCTTTGGATTCAATAGGCTAATCCCAATAGAATTCTTATCAATAGCAACAATACAACCAATAGGCTCACGCTTTGAATTTCTCAGGAACTCAATCAACATTTGCAACTCTCCTCAATTAGAAAATAGTTTGTTCAATTCTTCAATTTCTAGATCAATTTTAACGATAGCTTTTGCTAATGCTTCTCGTCTATTTTTAAACGCTTCAAGACTGACACTTGCTTCATATAGTTTTTTGTATTTGGCAGTCAAATCAGATTGAGATGACTGTTCAGCTTTAGGTTCGTCTTCCATCTTACTTTTAAAGATCTCCCAAATAGTATTTTGAGGATCTGTAAAATCAACTGTCCACGTTGGCATTTTCGTACTCCATTTGAAACACGGTTAAGTTGTCCACGTCTTTATTATACTTGACAGAACCCTGATTGTCAACCAAATCCGTAGAAAAATTTCCAATTTCCACTCCAGCATTCGTTACGGTTACTGTCCCCGTAAGAAATCGACCGTCTTCTTTACCACCAACAACTGTTTGTGATACGAACGATTCTGTAATCTTAGCTGTTTGATTCATTTTTAATCTCCTCAAGTCTTTTAAGAATAGCATTCCACTGGGTAGGCATCAAGCAACCAGATAGCTGATGCAACAAAAATTTAATCTGTTCATCCTGAACTTTTAATTTCAATTCTAAATCTCGCATGTGACTTTCCATAAATGTGAAATTTGGGTCAATTACAGGCATTTCTTCACTCAATATCAATCTCCCTCAAATGAAACCACTCATACTCGAATTCTTGTCTTCCTCCCCCATTTAATACATGGTTTATAAGATATTCGGGAACTTCTAAAGACAATAACATTTCACTAGTTGGTTTTTCAATAAAGGTTTTAACATAATACTCGCCATCTTGGTCGTATTCGTTTATCTCTCTTGTCAAGTTCCAAACTTTCATTTTATTTCCTATTCATTCCTTTATATATACTTTCAGACATCTCATTTGCTTTTTGAAGTGTTTCGAAGTCATAAAGATCTTTTTCAAAGAATTCATCGCCAATTTTTGCTCTTACATGAACATCATATTTATTGTTAAGTTTTTTAAGAATAGTAAATACAGAATTGTCAATGACGCATCTAAATGCATCTGGATAAGATATATCCCACTTCAGCATTTTTTCTCCTTGTATTGATGGACCAAAGCGGAATCGAACCGCTGCTTTCTGAATGCAAATCAGAAGTGCTACCACTATCACTATAGGCCCGACCGAAAGTTGGATGGGGAATTCTTGGTTCCATGGGAATCGCAGTCCTCTGATATACAATCTATCATACATACCACCCATTATTGTACATCCAACTACGAGAAGTGAAGGATTTGAACCTCCGGGACTTTTACATCCTTCCGTTTTCAAAACGGACGCATTAGGCCACTCTGCCAACTTCTCAACGGAATCGACAGGATTTGAACCTGTGGGAACTCATAAAGCTCCAACGATTTAGCAAACCGCCGCCTTAAACCACTCAGCCACGATTCCTTACTACTGTATTATACACTGCACCAATCAAGAAGTCAACTGTTTTTTTACAATGTTGTTCTTCTCGGCCTTGGAGGTGGAGTTGGAACGCCAGTCGGCCTGAGCGGTGGAGTCACTGGAGTGACCACAGGAGCATCCCTGTATGCAGACGCAACAAGAGATTCAGCTTCTAGTTTAACACCGTCCAGCGTCAAAGCAAGCTCTTTTCTTTCGTAGGTCAAAAAGATATCGCCGAGCTTATAAATTGCACACAAGGTGTAGGTGCTGTTGTTGTTTTGAATAATAGAAATGTCTAAATCTCTATACTTAGTATTGAACGAGTTACTTGTTACAAGTGTCCAGCTGTCGGAACGTATCATATTATTATCCTTAAATTGTTTTAGGCTGTGATGGCGAACTATTAATTACTTTCCCGGATGGATCTTTAGGAACCCATACATAGCTTTCATTATCAATGAAGTCTTGTAGTTTGGGAGGCAAACAATTAATTCTAGACATAAGAAGCATGACATGTGTCTTACTAGCTTCAGTATATTTCTTTATAGCTGCGGCTCGTCTGTTCCTAGCCTCTTGCTCTTGTTGTGTTACCTTTGGCAAAACGAGAGGAAGTACTGCCACTCCAAAAGCCTGAAATACTACCTTATCTGCTTCGTCTTTTGCTGCATCTAGTGTTGGCAAATCCAAAGACTGACTTAAGAAATTTGCATTTCCAACTTTTATCGCGGCAGTGAAGTCATATAGTCCATTTTCGTCCTGTACGATGGAGAATTTAAGATTACTATAGCTTGCTACCTGACTGTTAGAATTAATCGAAATCCAATTATTTACTGTTCTCATTTTGTTTCCTTTTTTGGTAATATTTTATCTAGTTCTGAACGATATCTATTTTCTGGATTTACGCCAATAATTTTAGAAATAAGTTTTCCATTGTTAAAAATAAAAACTGAAGGCATGGCAGAAACACCATACTGTACTGCTATTTCTGAGCATATATCTGTATTTACTTTAACGACAGAAACTAATCCGCTGAATTCTTTGGCTATTTTATCTATGACTGGGGCTAGCATTTTACATGGCCCGCACCATGGAGCGTAAAAATCAACAAGTACGGGCTTATTAGAATCTATAACGCTTTCTTGCCAATCTGATTGGTTTATTTCTTTAGCCGACATTTGTTTCCCTTTAGAATTTTTATTGCCATTAGTCTTGTGAGTGTTGATATATTTATTATACCACAACGTAACTCTTTGTCAACTATTTTTATTTTTTTTGGAGTCCAACTTTTCGTTCTTGAGCTTCATTGATTGTTGAATTTTTTCAGCTTTTAAAATTAATTTATTTATATTATTAGCTGTTGTTCTGGAATACATTAATTGATAATTATATAGCGTCTGTCCGACATTTTTAATATTATTCGCAGCATTAATGTGGGAATCTTCGGAATGGGTACACATTAAGCAATTAAACTTATCCGCATCTCTATTTTTTTTATCGACATATCCACATTTTGAACAAGTCATTGATGTATATGGAGATGGAGACACGTAAAATGGAATGTTCATATCTTCACAGAGAACTTGCACGTATTCAGATATATACTGTCCAAACTCGCCTCCTTTAGCCCCCGTATTAATTTTATCAATCGCTATGCCTTTCTTATTAATAATAGCTTTATTGATAATCTGTAATGCAAAAGGTCGCGTGTATTTTTGTATAGATGCCAGCACTTTATCTTTTTCTTTTCTCTTCTTGCTTCTCTGCTTGCTATTAATATCTGGGATATCATCTTCGATATTATTTTTACTCTTTTTAATTTGTGACTTACGCTTTTTCTTTTTGTTCACTTCTTTAGTTAAGATGTTGTTTTTTCTTATCAATGCACTCATTTCATCAGGTCGTGCAATTTTTTGACCGTCATCAAAAGTAATCCAATCTATAGGGGTTTGATTAATATCAAAGCCAATGAATCCTTCTGGATCATATTTTGGATCTGTGAGCAACCCAATTGACGCTTTCATTATAATTGTCTTTATGGTTTTGTCTTTGTAATATTTGAATACGAAGTTTCCACCAAAATTATGTCCTACCATACCTTTGCCAATATATTTATATATGTCTAGTTCTTTTTTGCCGCAAGATAATGGTGTGTATAGTTTTTTAGTTTTGTCATCATACACCAATCCTTCTGAAATATGTAATTTTTTCCCTTTGAAATTAATAATCGGGAGTCTTGGATCTGGATCTTTAGCGTCATTATTTCTATTGATAGATGATGCTATTCTGTCTAAAGAATGCTTTACTATACTTCTTTTATAGTTTGATATGCCATCCTCTACGAAATTATGTTGATCAAATATATCAGAAAATAAACCTTTAACTAATTTAGAAGTGGTTATAGTATATAGTTCATCAAGCACATTTCCATTTCTATCTCTTTTTTCCTTTATAACTAGATCGTCTTTTATTTGATTATACAGGTTGCTGTCTTTTATTACTATTAAATCGCAAAATGAACCAAAGAATCTTTTGCTAATTTGTTTAGTTTTCATTAAACGAAGAGTTCTATTGCATATTTCTTGGCAGCACTTTTTAACTTTGACTCTTTCGCTTTCAAGTAAAGCCATTAACGCTTTATCTTTATTTTTAAGCATAATAGTTACGCCACGCCTTTTATATATTTGCATTTTATCTTTCTTTATATTAAATAGTAAAGGGCTTGTGTAAAAGCCCCTTATTAGATTATTTGTGGTAAAGCAATATATCCTTAAGATAATCAACTTAGGTATGTCATATTGCTATTTGGTGGTTCAAGCGGTCCAAAATATTGGTAGTTTTTTGAATTGCCTAATCTTACTATAGAGTTTATATCATTAGATGAATACTCTTTAATTGAAATAATTCCATTCATATTTACCCAGTAATACCCTGCCCTACTGGGATATTCAGACCACCTGTATTCATTACATTTACGAATCAAAGAATTTGCAATGTTGATTGGCAGCTGTATTAAAGCTAGTCCTATCTGTGGATTTTCAGAGATTATTTTTATTATTGAAGATGGATCAAAAGCGTATTCTTCTTCACTCTTTTCCATAGAATTCTATCTCCTGATTTATGATGTCTTCATTTGTTTTCCATCCGGCTTTCTTAATATATACATCTAGAGCCTTTCTTGTTGCCTCGTTTTCCTTTTTTAAATCTTCTATTTGTTTATTAAGAGATGCTATATAATCTAGTCCAAATTTACATTTATTTGGAGGACAGCATTCTAGTTTTCCGCAAGATCCGCATGTTGAACAGTATATATCGTGCATTTCTACTAATAGCTCCACTGGAAATACATATCCATTATAGATATATTCACACATTTCGGATATGATTGTTTTTAATCTGTCTTGTTTCATATTATCCTAGAAAAGTTCTACCCATTGGTGTATGACTTTGCTCCAGTCATAATTATACCTTGCATACTCCTGAATGTCAAGACATTTCCTATAGTATTCTTCTGAATTATTTTTATAATACTTTAAAATTTGCTCTGTTTCCAAAACAAAAGAATTTTCTTCAGTTGGTAGCAGTATCCCCGCTCCGGTTTTGGCATTTTCTTCAAAATAACCTACTGGAGTTCCCATGCATAGCTTTCCAGCGGCAGCACCTTCCATCATTGGCAGTCCACCCGCCTCTTCTATTGAAGACATTATAACACAGTCTATGTTTTTATAGTATGATGGCATACACATATAATTGTAAAATTCATGCTTAACTAATTCAATTCCATCAACTCTTTTAACAGATTCCTCTATAAGTTTAGGTCTTTTAATTTCTTGTCCAAAAAAATTATTAATTTCATTTGCCCCACCATATCCAACTCTTTTTAAAGAATTTGATGGTTTGCTGTAAAATAAATTAAAATGCACTCCGATTTTTGATATTACTGGATCAACAGAAATATTCCATTCGTTGCATTTACCTTTTAGCACCTGTGAAATTACAGAAAATTTATGCAGTCTAGGGTAGAAGTCTATATCTGCTTGCTGCTTGGCTAATAGTATGTCCCATTGTCCATGAGCTACAGCAATAATCTTTTCCAATGGTATTCCATAATTATAATGAAGTGGCAGTACCGCAGGAGGCATCGTTACAAAAAAGTCGTATTTTTCATTTAGTAAATCAAATTCCTTTTTTGTGTACTCTAATTTCCAGTCTAATAAATTAGAATATATTCCATAATTATAAAGTTCTTTACATAAAGCGTTATGAATAGATCCAAAAGCCCAATTATTCTCTGTGTAAAATAATATTTTTTTCATTTTATTGCTATGAGATTATCACCCTCAATATATACGATATAATTATTAATCTTCAATAACTGTGATATATTTTTTATATCTTTAAATGACATATTTACTATTTCAAGACAAATGATATTTGGTCTAAATCCACGAGACCATAGCTCGTCGAAAATAAATTTATCAAATCCTTCTGTATCAATTTGAAGTATATCAATGTGTTCAATATTATATTTATCTAGCAATGTATCTATGTTGATAGTTTTGACTGACTCTAATACAATATTATCGCTTAAAATATCATACTTGCTAATTATATGTTCTTCTGGAAGTAAAGTCGAAATACCATCTGCCCATGTTGGACATTCTTTGCCAACTTTTTCTAGCGGTATTCTTGTTATTAAAGCAGAACCATCTTGATATGATATAGCTGAGTTTTCGAATTTCAATTTAGACTTATGTTTATAATTTTCTTTTAATTTCTCAAACATATCTTTAACTGGTTCTACAAGTACACCATCCCAATTATTTTTAGCTATATGTTTATTTAGTTCATCATGGTTAACTCCATCCATAGCTCCGACTTCTAAAAAGAATATATTTTCATTTTTTTGATTATTTAATTGCTCTATGCTTGAGTCATATATTTCTTTATTATTTACCTCTGGATAATTTTTTATTAATGCACTGAGAGTAGATTTATTAGATTTTGTATACCACCCTTGTTCAGTATATATATTAAGAACATCTTGGAAATACTTTTCGTACATCTTGGCAACTTTATTTAATGAGAAGTTCTCAGCCCATTTCCTACAATTGGCTGGATCAATAGAATCAATATTCTTAATTGCTTCTACAAAATCATTCATTGTCCTACATCTAAATCCTGTTATGCCATGTAAATTATTTTCAGAAAAAGAACCCCAATCTGTTGTTATTGTGGGAGTACCACAAAATAAATTTTCGATCTGAACTCCACCAAATGGTTCAACATACATTGAAGCTAGTATACTTCCTTTAGCATTAGACATTAATCTTTTTCTAAGGTTTGTGTCTGCGTATCCCACATACTCTACATTGTCTGGTATTTGATAATTCTCTTCTTTTTGTCCTGCTATTACCAATTTGACTCCAGCTTGTTGACATGCTTGTATGGCTACATTAACACCTTTTCCATCATACACTCTTCCGAGATATAAGAAATAATCGCCTTTATTACTATTGTATACGAAGTCTTCGGGATCGAAATAGTTTGGAATAACAACGTCATACCAATCCTGTTTGCATGTGCCTACTCCATCTAGTCCGTAGTATGCGTGATAAATAGCG